CGCCTTGGCTGTCCTCGTCGCGTCGTGCCATTAGTCGCTTACCTCCCTCAACGTATCGCTCGTCCATCGCATGTCGCCTCCCGTGTCACCACGCCCCCGGCGTCACCGCACCCGCCCTTACGAACGGTCATGACGGGGTCTCCCCGTGTTCAAACCGCACAGATCGGGCATAATATGCCGCCTGGATGACATGGGTTTCGAGGCGGAGATAAATATCTGTCGGAGCCACAACCCATCCCTTGTGGAACCTGCAAGGAATGTTGAACACGCCTGCATCTTGGGGTAGGTGGTCGAAACGCCAAACGACGTCGCAGGGGGTGCATTCGTAATAGAACTCTTTGTTGTGTTCATCGATGTCACAACTCGGAGCCGTATCACCTATGTGTCCGCAATGCGGGCATATGATGCCGTGGTCGCGTTCAGATTCCAGTCTCAAGTATTCGACAGGATCGCCGCGGAGCAACTGGCAGCAGACGGTGTTTGAAGAAGCAACTTCACTGAACTCTTTGAATTTCTCCTCATCACCATTCGTCGGCTTTACCTCGTACCAAATGGTATTCCCTTGGGGGGTTCGGATTCTAAAATCCGGCAAGTAGCGTCCGCCGCTGGGCAGCACGAATCCTTCGGGTTCGTACTCCCAAGACAGCCGAACGCGGTTGAAGAAGACTGCCCACCTTGCTTCGAGGCGTGACCTGAAGCGATACCCCTTCCACTTCGTTTCGATCGGCTTCAGGTTGTTCATACCGGTCCCCCCATTTCGATGCCGTTCATGGTGATGACGTCGCTGGTCCAAATGCCGTCCGGCGGTAACTGGCGCACGCGGTCCAGGTTGTTCCTCAACTCGTTGCAAAGCCATCGAACGTAGTCCACGGAGGCGAGTGCCTCCGCCATATTCCGCTCGTGCAGCGATTCCGCCATGCGGCTAACGGAGTCCACGAGCAACCCAAACGCGGCTTCACGCCAGACTTCGCCGCCCTTGCCCTTCACAACGGTGTCAAACAGCTTCCCGAATTCCCCTCTCGCCCGCTTCAGGTATTCCGTCACCTTCGCGTCGTTCCACGGTTCGGCTGAAACTTCGGCTTCCGTTGGCGTCCCACCGCCTTCCCTCTCTTGCAGGTGCTCAAGGATTGCTTCCTTGTTCGCTTTGAGTAGGGCACGCAGTTCGTCGGTTAGGGTGCCCTTAATCTTCACGGCTCCGTCAGCCAGATACGGCACCACGCCCGCCGCCGCACACCGATGCATGATGTCTGTGATGGAGGCCGACGAATCTGCCTGCGGTTTGCGGATCGCCTCAAGCAGCGCCGCCATCTTTGGGTTCGCACTCATGCCCTCTGCCTCCCTCTCGTTCGTCCACCAGCAATCCGGCCACGGCGACAAGTCGAGCCAACCCCACTCAGCAAGCATTCGGTCACGCCCATCTTGATGCCGACTTAACGTCACCCATCGCCCCTGACCGAACGGCTTAACCCTAATCGAAATCACGCTTCCCAAGTCGCACCCTATGCAGAACAAATTGCGACCAACTAAACCTTTGCCAGCAATACACTTAAGGTCGATTTTCGCTCCAAGTCGCAAGTCGCAAGCGTCTTGGATTTTGACCCTTTTTGACGCCTTTTTTCTCCCCTCGACCTCTGACGCCTTAGCGACTTGCGACTTGGGCTAAGAATCGTGTTTAAACTCAATCCAGCTAACGACTTACATCCACCCAATTTCTGCGACTCAGTTGGCGACTTGGGGCGCTACTCCTTCCACTCCTCAAAGGTGGCTGCCTTGAACGTCACGCGGTCTTTTCCGTTCGCCATCTTGGCGACTTCCTTCGTGCCCCAGCCGAGCCGGACAAGCGATTCGATGTAGGCCAGTGCTTGCTCCGCGTTGTCCGCAAAGTGGCCGATCCGCACGAGGTCTTTAGGTGTGGTGATGCCGCCCCGCTTGTTCTTGACCCACGTGAAAATCTCTTCGAGCTTTTTGTTCTTGGGGTCTTTGGACAGGTTGGCGTAGACTCGCCTGGCGTGGGCCTTGAAGTACTCAACCAGCATGAGCCCCCTAGCGACTGCCTCGTCTTCGACGTGAGATTCCCGGTCAGTTTCCAAGCAAGCGACTTGAAGCATGTGCGCGATGAGGATAAGCCTGATCGCGTAACTGCGGAACTTCGACCACGGCCCCATCAGGCTCGGCGGGAAACCCTCTTCCCACGTCTCCTGGATGTGGACGTCATACCACGCGACGAATAGTTCCTTGCCGGCGGGCGTCAGTTCGAGCGGCCTGGGGACGTACTTGTAGCTGTCATGCGTGCCCGGTACGCGGATCTTGTCCGCCATGCACTTGAACAGGTTCTTGACGACTTCTCCCCAAACCTCGCTGGCGTGTTCATCGGGGCTGGCTTCTGTCCAAAGCGCCATCGGTCGCGATTCGGGGAACGAGAATAGAAGGCGGTGTAGAAATCCATCTTGGCGGCCATTCGGGTCACTAAGTTCCGACATCATGTCTGGTTGAATGCCGCCGAGTACGGTGATGAATGGCGACTCGATAAAGGCCGGTTCGCCTCCGTCCTTAACCCGGTCAACGCTATGCTGTTCGCCGCTCCACGCCTTTAACCAGAACTGCCGGTCGTTGCCCTTGCCGGCCTTGTACTGGCCCATCGACCTCGCCCAACCGGTGATCTCGTCGGCGTAGTAGATGATGCCACGACGGTTGTACTGGAGGATTTTGGCGAGGGCTTCAATCGTCGCGTCCGTCGTTAGCAGGTGCTTGTAGTGGGGTTTCTCTGGCGGCTTGCCGTCAGTCTCTGTCCCCGCCGCGAAATCCTTCTTTGCCTTCAGGTATTCCGCGTACAGGTCCGCTTGCTTCTGTAGGACGGGGCGCATCACCGCGTTCTGGGCGGGTGTCTTGGCGCTTCCGGGCTCCGCGATGATGGCGAGATAGATGCGCGGCGACTCCGCCCATGACTGCTTCACCCGCAGCGCCCGCGTCGTGCCGATGGCGACGGACGCAGCCCCCAGGATCGCCGTTGCGGGGAAGTCCAACGGGCACGCGAGACTTTCACTCACCGTGCGTACATACTCGCCGAGTTTCGTAGGCAGCGCCACGATGGGGAACTCCATCGGGGTATCACCAGATGACGGCGGAATTGGCTCGACGCCGATGAGCGAAGCGATCGAAGGCGTCCCGGGCTTGTCCGGCTTCCCGTAACCTTCCGCCCTGAGAGCTTGCGCCGCCTTTGCGAAATCGCCGTTGTGCCGAAGAACGGCGTACACGCCAAATGCGTCGTAGCTTTTTCGATCCTGAAACTCCGTGCTCGTCGTGAAGACGTGGAACAGCGGGTCGCCTTCGGCGCTCCTGCCATACCCCAACGTCGCCGACCACCCGTCTTTCTTGTCCGGCCGCCGCCAATACTCCACGTCGCCGATCTTGTGCGTCAGAGTCCAACCGACAGCCTCAATCTGTTCGCGAATGGAAGGCCCGCGCCGATTGAATTCACTACCAGGAGAATCCGCCGTGCTGCGGTATTGACGCCCTGAATAGTCCTTGACGACCTCGCCGCGGTAGGTGAGCGCCTTGGCGCAGGCGATGAGTTTAGACGCCTGTTCGGTCGTGATCGTGGGGACATCCCAGATAGCCGGGCCGGATACGTGCTCGTACAGGCGTCCGGTGGGATGACACGCGGCCGGGCAGCCGGCCGTCAAGACGTAGCCCCCTTCTGCCTTGATCTCGATCGCCGTGTTCTGTGTTTCCTTGCCGTTCCATTCGGCCGCCACGATGGGCGGCAGAAGGGCCAGCTTCTGAGTCTTGATTTTGCAGTCGGCACGAAAATAGAAATGCGTTCCGCGGTTGCGTTTCCCCGGTGTCAGAATCCTGGGCAGAGTCCCCAAAACGCCCGGCACTTCAGATTCGCAAATGTCGCTAAACAGCTCGTAATACTCTTCAAACTCAATGTCAATGACACCGAGATTCCCTGAGACTTCACCCCCAATGATGGCAATGCCGGAGTTCTTTTTGACGAACCAGCTTTCAAGCTCCTTCTGTGTCGGGAGCGATCGCCCGTAGGGCTCCCACGCCGACACATCAGGTGCCTTACTGCCATTTGCCTTGATGGGAATACACGAGATTCCCGCCTCATTCAGCTTCCAAGCTATGTCGAATACCGTCATGGTGCGAAGTCTCAGGGGGTTTGGGAGGTCAGAGCGTTTCGTCGGCTTCCGCAGCAACCGGTGCGGCAGCTTGTGGTGCCGGCGGTCGGCTTGGCGTTTTCTTGGCGCTTGTCGCCTTGAACTTGTCGCCGAAGCGGGCCGTCAGCGCTGCGACGCCCTTCTTGTCGAGCGGCGTGAGTTCCAGACCACCTCCACCAAGCCCCATGTTCCACCGCTCCCGCTGCTTCCCCTCGTACTCCTCGTACTCACAGGTCAGGTCGCATTCCTTGCCGGCGAAGTCGAAGGCGTTGGGGTGCGTCGGCGAGAGTTCCGCCGGGTCCGCCCCGTCCCAGCCGAGGCGGCGAAGGTCCTCAAGAACGTAATCAATCGTCTTCTCGGTGAAGAACTTGAAGACGGTTCGCTCGTCCGAACCCGGGAGCGCCATCAGTTCCCGACTCGGCGTGTAGTACCCGATGACCGCAAAAGTGAAGGCAATCTGCGGCGTCTGTTTCTTCTTGGACTCTGACAGTTCCCACTTGACGATCTTGCCGCGGTAGCGGCCTTCATCGAACTTGCTCATGGTGATTACCCCTTGGCCTTGCGGGCCGCTTTCATGGATTCAAAAAACACACGGAACGTAGCGGACGGGTCGTTGTCGGGAATCTCAAGCTCAGCGGGCAAGCCGAACCGATTCTTGGCGTCGAAGACAGCGGTGTCGCAGGTGTAGAGCTTGCGCCCGATAAGGGCCGCTTTGCGCTTGTTGCCCTCACCCTTCACGACAGCCTTTTCGCTGTTGAGGAAGAGAACGCAGTCCGCCCACCGCATGACGACTTGGCTCGACGCTTCCGCGATGTCGGGGACGTACTTGTCGTAATCCTCGCCTTCAGGGTTGTTGATCCGCTTGATCTTGGCGTGAGCGAGAAGAATGATGCTCATATTCCGATGCTGGCGAAGGCGATTCAGGTCGTCAAAGAAGTCCGCCAATTCGGGAGCAGACTGTCCGATTCCCCTCCCAAAGCTCAGGAACTTGTCCCAATCGCCGCGGAAATTGCTCTGGCAGATCGTCTCGTGAAGCAGCTTTTCCGCTCCATTGATCGTGTCGATTACCAGCGTCTTGAACGCCGTGTCGTTCTGCATCAGGTAACTGATGTAGCTCCGCAGCTTGTGCCAGGAGTCGCACACCGGGAAGTGCCCGACGCTCTCGGGGACGCTGCCGTAGTCCATGAGCGTCAACAAGCCGTCTTCGCTCGGCGTCATGCAAAAGACCGCGTTTGGAGCGTAAGCCGCAAAACTGGACTTACCGCACCCGGCCTTCCCATAAACGATGATTCGACTCGGGAGCTTGACCGACCCGGTTTTGATGACCGAGTCTTGAAGTGCAGACATGACTGATTGCCTCCATCTGGAGAAACTCGAACACACGCAACACAAACCGCTTTTCGGGAATCGAACCCGATCAAGGCACCAGCCAGCGGTGTAAGTCTGTCACTCTACTATAACGGTGACATGTCACCCGTGTCAATCTCTGCGTGACATTTTCTTTCCAGTGCGGTACAATCTTTCTGTCACGGCGGCGAACGCCTCATTACTCTGGAAGGGAGGAACAATGTCCGCACTCCTGATGGAACCGCCGATGGCCGACAAGTCAGAACCACGCACCCGCACGATGCGGGTTATGAGTGACCTTCTTTCCATGCTCGCCGTCATTGATGCGGCGGCCGAGCTTAGCGGAGAGAAATTCAATCAAGTCACCTTCTGCGATGAGTTGCTGCGACCGGGCGTCACGGAACGTTACAACCGGGCACTCGACATCATGAAGAAAGCCAAACGCAAGTAATCCCCTCTTGCCCCCGCCCCGGTCAGCCGGGGGACGAAAACAGCGTTGGTGCGGCGGTGGGGTCGAAGAGCGAGCCCACGCCGTTGGCTTCCTTGATGCGGCGCTTGGCAATCTCGAAGTAGGCCGGGTTGCGCTCG